AAGTGAATTAAAACTGAATGATATGAAAAGAAAAGAATTGGAAAAGAGGTATAATAACCTCGCAAAGATTAATTGTTACGATTGCCGTGACGAAGTTCATGGCTATGTGTGCGAAGTATGCCACAAGGAAGTATTTACCACCTGTGCAGACAAAGGTGTAACGCCATTCTGTATAAAATGCGATTGTTGTGGTGGAACAATGACGCATAAAAATACATATAGAAAAGGTACATTTTCAAAAGACATCAAGGTATTTGAATTTCGCAGACCTTCTTTCAAGAAAATGCTAAAAGGTGGTGAAAGTATGATACAACACGTTTTGGATGGTGGTTTGGTTTTAGATAAAAATAAATAATATGAAAGCAAGAATAATAAAAACAGGAGAAGAAGTAACGGTTATAGCTATCAGTAAAAAAAGTGGAACGGTTCAATATTATGGTAGCGATGGAATTTGCCACCAATGTAAATTTAATGACAAAGAGATAGAGTTTATTAACACTACAGGCGCTCAATCTGTTGACTGGGAGCAACGAAGATACGAGATTGCAAAAGATGTGTTGGCAGCGTCATTTGCCCAACCCATGTCCGCAGTAAGTCTACCTTCATACGCACACATTTGCGTACAGTGGGCAGACGTCCTTATCGATGAACTAAAAAAAAAAGCAAATGTGCAGAACAGAAACGATACATCATAAACGAATTACAAACAGATAAAATAAACTATTTTACAGAATTTCATTTTAATTTATTCCACGCTGATTTAATTTGTCGTGCCATACAGGACAACGATTTGTCGTTTGATACTTTCAGGAATGGCATTAACGAGATAAGAAAAGCGGAGAAAGAGGATAAAGACGAATATATACCGAAAGGATGGGAAAAAGTATGAACAGAAATAACAAAAAAAACAACAATGAACCAACTGAAATTAAAAGACATACCATCCGATTTGCTGGCAAAGATAGACGAACAATTCAATCAACATCCATCTGTTAGGCAAATGCGCATACAGCAGAACGAGTTGATGCGAAAAGGAATGTTTCAAGCAGCCATGCGCATCGGGGAGAAAATAGAAATCCTCCACACTCGCACAATAGACGAATATCTGAAAGCTGCTGAAAACGAGGCTTCCGACACGACGCTACAAAGTATAGGAATGAGCAAAGAGGATGAAGAATACATGCGGACGGCAGAAATTGCATTGTTCATGGCATGCGATGTCATTAACTGTTGTCTTATTGACATGAATGACACGTTGCATAGATACGACAAAACACTCAACTATGAGCGGTTCAATGATATGAAACAACTCATTGATATGGTAAAAGCAAAACTTAACTATCTGCGCAAATATTCATCTTACCTGCAAAACGAAAAGTGGGGTGATCTGTGCGACAATGCCTACAAAGTGCTGATGAGCAAGGCAAAAAGGATGATACAGGAGGAAAGAAAGAAGGAACCTAAAAAATGAGATTTTCTTTCAATGAATGCCTAAAAGTTAAAAATCAACCGTCACTCACCTGTTATTCTCTTTGATTTGCTCGCACACCCATGCGGATATGTTCGCAGGGTTTGCCTGTTGCAACAGCTTTTCTGTTTCTGCATCAAACGCAATAGTGCGTCTGAATGCCTTTTGCCCGCTATGCAGAGGTATGTCGTGTTCAGACAAAATGCTGTACACTCTGTTGACTGATACGCCTGTAGTTGCGACAATCTTTATAATGGCCGTTTTCTTTTTGTAAAGTTCAATAACGAGTTCTTCTGTCTTTGTCATCACTACTTTTATTTTAGTGGCACCCACCGAGTAGGCAGGTGCCATTGCTGCTTTTAATCTTCGTTATTGTTAATTAGACCAATCACATAGTTCTTTGTGTCGTAGCTGTATTGCATTGTTTTTTCTTTGATAGTCTCAACGTACACATCACCGTCTGCAATAACGATTTCATCGTCAGCGGCTTTTGCAATCGCATTGTATAGCACTCGCAAGTCTTTCATGTACTCTTCGATTCTGTCAAGACCATCTTCCTCATCTGCCAGCTCATCAATAAAACTTGCAGCACCTACTTGTTGCAAAAATTCATCTTGGCTAATGTTTGCTTCAAACTGTTGAAAATTCTCACCATAGTCGCTTGCAGAACGCTCAAAAGCATCGTACGCACTGTTGTTATCTCTGTTCCAAAACTGCCAACCGTCACGCTTCGTGAATATCTCAATATCAAGATGATATTCTTCGGCCAGCTTTTCTGCTTGCTCAAAATCCTCAAAGCCAATAATAGCTTCTTTCAATGATTGAGGGTAGCCATTCAAACCGGTAGTTGTGGTGATTACCTGTAAACCGTTCTCGCTTGCAATTTCATTGATTGATTTCATAATCTTTTATTTTTAGTTGTTATTTTAATTTTCTATGGCAAATATAGCAATTAAAAATAAAAACACCAAATATTTTATACCATATATTTTTATGTTTAACTTTTATTAAACATCAAACCGATAAATAAAAGATTTATTTACACTACACTATCTTATGCACCATCTTAGTCGCTTTTAAAATGACTAAGATAACCAGCACAGCCACTGCGCCCATTGCCCAACCGCCAGCGTTCATCTTCCACCGCTGCCATTTAGTAAGCTGTTTTTCTACCGGGTAAGGAACACGAATGCTGTCCAGCTGCATCACAGTATCTGCTTTTACATGGTACACGTTTCTAAACCGCTCACGCCAATGCATCTTTGTAAGATACACTGTATCACCTTTTGCAGCAATAAACACGCTATCACGAAAATAAATACTGTCACACAGTTGAACTGTGTCCACCCTCGTCTTATAAAGCGTATGATACTCGGGGACAGGAACAAATTTAACCGTCTTGCAGCCAGTCAGCGACATGAGTACAAAAAATAAAAATAGTATCTTTTTCATTCTACCCACCTTTGTGATTCCCACCTGCGTCTTTTCACCAGTCCGTCCAGCTTTTTCCCTCCGCTGTACACCCACTTCATAAACTCACGCTGTATCTCTGACGTTGGCGCATCGTGCATGATTTTCTTTAATAGAGTAGATCGTTTCAGATTGCCAATGCCTACATTGTATGTAAACGACACCAACGCGTCGAACTGTCCTTGCGTCTTTACCTTTGGGATGCCGTTTATGAACTTTTCCACGAAGAAAAGGTCACGCTTGAGCAGCTCTTCCGCCTTTTCCTCCGTGATACGCATTCCAGCACGCACATCGCCTGCGCTGTGTCCGTAGCCTATGGTATACCACCGCTCCGCTTTCGTGGGCTTGTAGGCTACCAAACGAAGCCCCTCAAATTCCTTTAGTTTTTGAATTAACAGATTACTTGCTCTAAATTTCATTTTTTCTAAATGTGTGTTAAAGTTTTGTTTGCTTTATTTATTTACTATATCTTTGTGCCGTAAATCATCCAAGAGAGCATCTCCTTTCGGTGAGCTACCAAAAATCACCGTCCGCATCTCTCTACGAGATTAAGCCCGCAAGCCTGTAAATTGTGGGCTTTTTTCTGCACTTTGGTAGAGTGCAGATAAGCGTCCGATACAGGTTGGGCGCAAAACAGAAAGGAGGTGTTATGAATGGATGATTTACAAGAAAGTGGCATGGTGCGTTTATTTCGCCCATACATCGTGAAAAATGGCAAAAGGATTTACCCTAAAAAATCCCGATGCTTTTCTTTCCTTGTTCCTGCGAACAAGAAGATAGCGATGTAATGTCGCTCCTCCAGCGGACAATACAGGTGTCCGCTTTTTTAATACTTCTTTCATTATTGTCTCGTTTTTTTCTTATCTTTGTGTCGCATTTTAGAAAGAGGATGTACCTCTGACGGTTTAATCCGTTACTCCACAGTCTACACTCATTTTGAGAGACTTGTGGAGTTTTTTTTCTTCACATCTCCCCACTTCTTCCTCTCTCTTGCGGTTATCACATCAAGATGTTCATCCGATACCAAGTCTTCGAGCTTTTCCTTATCCTGTCTGAAAATGAGCGAGAGGAAAAACACCACGCAACTTTTCACGCTCAAGTCATAACCATACGGCTTGAGCATATTACCAATAATGCTCATTCCCTCTATCAGACAAACGAGCAAGCACGCCCATGTGGTAATATTGAGCGAATGCCCCTCCGCACAGTCTATCATCGCCACCGCCATTACCCATGCCACATACGTCACCATTTTGCTCATGGTGGCACGCATCGCACGGCTCGGAGAAATATGAATACCTAACTTTAGGCTCTTTCTAACGCCAAACGCCAAGTCGCACAAAATAACGGCTAACATCGTGAAAAGCCATGGCAGCATCGTCTGCACTGCGTCTTGCAGAAATATCGCAGCCATGGAGGTTAAAACTCCCGCACTACATTGTTCTACAATTACTCTTGTTTCATTCATTATCTTTTAGTTTTACAAAATCGTCCCTCGATGTTTTTTAGTTCACAAGTTGATAGTTGACGAGTTCTTTAGTTGAAAGTTCAAAGTTCAAACCTCAAAGTTCAAAGTCCCATCACCGCTCCCACAGTCGCTCCTGCCACGTCTGCCAATAGATCGTTCAAGTCAAAATGTATTGCCCTCCTGTGCTTCATCGTACAGCTCCTTTCCAAAGCTGATGAGTACGGCAAAGGCAAAGCCAGCTAACATTCTCTCTACCGTGCAGCAAGGTAGCAATCGTGCAGTAAGGTAGGCAACGAACAAGCATACATTGAAATGCAGTAGCTTGTCCGTGCCTATCCCAGCGAGTTTCTCTATTAAATTACGCATAACAGACCGCTTGACAATATAGCCACACCAATGCCTACCAGCACTCTTTTCCAATTCCACGAGCCACCGTAGATGAGTACTTTACAGAATTCAAGTGCAGCCAGCGAAATAGTGCTGATGACGGCTGCCATGCCGATAATTCCCCAACCGCCAGCTTCGGCTCTGAGGTTAAAGTAATTACCTACACCAATGGACAATGCCATCATGAAAAACACTAACAAATACTTCCAATTCTCTTTCTTTACTTCATTCATTTTATATAAAAATTATTTTTTAATAAATATGCTGTATGCTTATATCATGAATCAATATCGGATTATCCGAATTAGGCATATTTTCCTTATCCTCAATCCAGTTATTCCTTTTAATCTCTATTTCAAGATTTTTATCTGAGTTTAACACAGGTATCTCTAAGTACAGCTCGTTCCAACCTTGATATACAAGTTTGTCCTGAACTGAATGGCCATTAGCAATAACTCTTATTGCTCCATAGTCGTATTCGAAAGGCTTGATATCAACAGTTGAACTGATATACTTTTTCTTCTCCTCATCAGATGAAAAGGCATTAAGATATTCATCTGCCGTTTTATCTGTCGGAAGTAATTTACTTTCAATTCCGCTGTCAAATCTCGCAGTGATTATCTTTTTAAATGATTGACAGACAATTCTCAGGACAACCATGCTGCATGGTTGCATAATGGCAATAGTACGTTTAATAGACGAATTGTTGTCTGGCAACTCAACATGCCGATTTGACTGATTATAGTCTGTATAAACAGCTATTAATTTCGGGAAACTCTGAATGCTTGCATTTCCAAGCAATGACCAACCTTCTTCCACAGAGGTGTTCTCAAGCAATTCCCTGCCACAGCGTCTTTGTTTATATTCAAACTTCCCAACAATCTTATCAAAACCATTGTAGTCGAAAAATTTAGTTTTTGAAAGCAGGAACTCACCAGTGCAATTAACAAGGAACCTCACCTTGTCATACATCTGTATGTCAGGCTCAATTCTTTGAACCAATACTGTGACCATACCGTCAGAATAGGTAAAGAAAACTTCCTCCCAACGTGTTCTTGGACTGTCTTCCCAAATACCAGCAGCCACATTGTCGTCATGGCTTAATGTACTCTTTGCTACGGCAATATAAAGTTTTTCTGGCTTTACAGAGCACCTGAAGGTAAATGAAGCCTTTTGGATTTTAATCTTGTTGGATATAATTTCGATTAACGCCCATTTGTTAAACTTCACAGGCTCGTCAAGACTCCATTGGGCAATCTCGTTGGTTCCACCCCTTGGTCCAGTTTCTCCGTTGGGGGCAAACCGGTCGCCGTCGAGGTTGTCCATCTGTTCATAGGTATTGATATCCGCAGCACCGCAACTAATAGCAGTAAAGTACCTGAGTCTTTCATTGTTAAAATCATAGACCAAGTCTCCAACGGTTGGGTTGCCTCCTTTGTAAGGGAGACGTACCCTGTATAGCTTGATATTCTGTTCAATAGGGATAGCATCAGCCATTGCCTTATGATTAAGATATGGCGCTGCCGTCCTGTATCCTGCGTGTATGCTCGACTTGAATCCATTATATATAGGATATTGAGGATATAGATTCATGCTCATTAGGGTTATCATAGAATACGGAATATTGTATTCCTCTCCAAACATCCTATATGTTCTTTCATACTCGAACGGAAGCTCAGGATTGTCGCCTATGCCATATTCTTCTGTACCTATCAGCATCTTGGCTCCAAGTGCGTCTGTAACCTGTTTGGCTATCAAGAGCATCTTCCGACCATCCTCTCCCCTTGGGGTGCTATTAGCCGTATTGTTCCACCATATATATGTCGGTGAAAAACCCTTTACTGTCTGAGCTATCTCAAAATCAAGAATGTCACTGCCGCCAAGCCTGTTGGAATTATACTGATGACCCAACCTGCCGTTTTTAATGAGCGTGTTCAGGTCACGAGATATGTTTCCACCACTTGAGCCGTTATTGGTAATGTTGATGTCAGTTAGGTCGTTGAGCCTTTCTATCCATGACAATCCTCTTGGGAAATAGTGACAGTCTGTTAGCGATGAACCCGTGAATAATACTTTACATGAGTTCATGTGAGTTATACAATTTTTAAGGGCATTGTCTTTAGTAAATTCTATGTCTGCAAATTCAAACTGAACATTAACAGTTCTACATCGACCGCCTTTAACATCAACTCCTACTGCTATTTTCTGAGTTTCATTTTGAACCTGCATAAAATTAGAAGCAGTCAAATTATAGTCAATCCGAATTGAAGCACGGGCTAATGTAAAGAAAGCTATATACCGGTTCATCGGTAATACGATATTCTTGTCTAACAAATAGGTGTTCTTATCTGTTATTTCAATATCATATAATTGTTCAACAGTGTAACCTCCTTTACGGACATTCTTGTATATTACACCTATTTTTGCCTTACCTCTATAATCTGATGCAAATGTAAGTGACTTTAGTGTTACTGGATGGTCAAAATATTTTAGGTAAATAATACCCCAAGATAAAGTGTTGCCATTAAGAAGGCTTTCATCCTCAACATAGTTTTCTGACTTATACGTTTTAGTTACATCAATAAGCAATTTAGATATAAAATCTTGTGATATGGCCTTGCTTTTACTTGAGCCAATATCATTCACAACATCTACTCTTTCAGGTAAATTTATGTTTTTTTCGTATCTTGTAATAATGTTATATGCACCACATCCTGATATTTCTCCAAAATTATCATTATAGTATCTTTTAGTTGATGTTCCACCGTAAGTGCCTATAATAGGATTTTGAAAAGTTTCTACACTTCGGAATCCAATATACTGTCCTGTGGAAATTTCAATGGGTGAATCAAGGATGATGACATTTTTACCCTTAACTACATGGACATATTTCTTTATATAAGTAAGGGTCTTTGCACCAGCTGTATCTATCAAAACTATATTGGTATATCCGTCAAAACTCGCATAAGCAACCATGCCATAACATGTACCAACATAATCTAACTTATTGACCAAAACATAATACTCTTTGGCTATTTCACTCTGCTGTATTTCCTCAGCCTTGAACGGAGTCTTCGCTATCTCTATTTTGTCTTCAAAACATACGCCAGAGCTGTTGACTGATTGCTCCCAACTGTCTGTATCCATGCTCCATTCCGCACTCATACGGTTCATCTCGCACCATGTGCCATCCTCAAGCAGGCATATTACCTTCTTGATGTGTTTCTTCTCGAACGCCGTGAGTGACGCATCAAGGGATGCGAGGCAAGTCTGAAAGTCTTTGTACCGGGTCCCGTCGAAACTTGCATCATGAATGGCCAGTGTCTTTGCATACACTTCTTGCAAATACTTTCCGTCTTCTGTCTGAATTTTCTCCGTGACTGCTTTCTGTGACATCACGCTCGTTTCACTTTCGCCGGTGGTTTGTTTTACAGTTGGAACTTGCGTAGTTGGCGCATACGTTGCCCCACTGTCCTTCCATGTTCCTGGAACTTCGCAGGTATAAATGGCGTAGGGGAGTTCCGTCCCCACTTTGGCGGAAAATCCCACCTGCGGCGATGGGTAGGCAGCTTTCAGCGAATCAATGCTGAGAAACACGCCCTTATCCATCCCTATGATACTTTTGAGGTCTGACGTGGCGGCATTAACCTCTTTTATCTTTGAACCGATATTCTCCTGCATAGAAGAGAATGCCGTACTTCTTTCTTTCTCAGACGACATCCGCTTCTTCTCGGAATTGCCCCTTTCCGTCTCGGCTTGCTTGCGCAGTTTCTCAGCATCCTGTCGCTGTGTTTCCGCCTTGGCTCTTTCCGTTTCAGCGTTAGTTCGCAGCTTTTCAGCTTTCGTCATTTCGTCAAGCGTACCCTTGATGTTTTCTTTCAAATGACCAACCTCCGTGAACGTAGAGTAATATTCGTCAATCGTGCCTTTGTAGCCGTGTTCCTTTGCCAAATCGTATGCATCAATCATCATCACATGGATCTTGGCTTTCACCACAGCACCGTCAAAGCGAGTATTGTCCTTAACTAATAGCACCGTACCCTCGGCTATCGCCACGTTCAATCTTTTGCCGTCTGCATAGTTGGGGTCGGGCGTGTTCACCTTTACTTCTGCACGCAGCTCTCCAGGGGGTAAGCCATGGGCGTCCATGAAGCATCGTATCTTGTTGCCGTCTACCGAACAACGTTCGCAAACGCCAGCAGTTCTTCCAACGGTGTAGCGGCTCGCCATTACCATGAAGTTTATCCTGAAGTCTTCATCGCCCAATTGATACGGCTTATCTCCAGCCAGCAGCTCTACCACTAACTCAAAATCCTCCTTGTAGTTAATTCTCACTATTCCCTTTGCGCTCGAGGTTTTTTCCTCTGTTCCGCAGCCACACATTTCGTTGTTCATATTCTTGAGTTTTTTTAATTCTTTAGTTCACGAGTTTACGAGTTGACGAGTTGACAAGTTCACCAGTTGATAGTTCTCCATCCGCTTTCTCTCCCCTCTTTTGGAGGGGTCGGGGGAGGCTGTTCCTATTTAATTGTCAAAAATCCTTTTACAGCTCCTATATAATTAGCTCTCATATCTCCATCCAATTTCGTTAGCTCTATTGGCACGAGCGGCACGAGCGCAACAAGTGTGGTAGTTTCCTCGCGGGTGATCATCTCAACACCTTTAATTGGCACACCAAACGCTCGAAATATTGCTCCAGGCTCTAATTCAACAAGGACATTTACTGTTTTATTAGAATATGTTGTTTCCCCTACAGCAAGCGTTGAATAGAAATTGATAGTTCCAGCTGTGTGATTGTAGATATTTAATATAGCACCGTTAAGTTCGGAAGCGAGAACATATCCACCATTGATATTATCGCCCTTAGTGATATACCACGACAGTGACGGACTTTTCATCAACATACCAAATGATTGCTGCTCCACGAACGGCTGCGCTATCTTTTGTGCGGTGATACTTTCAGCGGATATGAGTTTGGCATTGATGTGACCATTTTCGTCTACTAAGAAAGTCTGATCGCCCTTGTTGTTCTGCACCTTAAAGTTGTCAGACGTAGCAGTGAATTCCTTGTCTTTGAGACTAAAGCCACTCGCCAACAGTGCTTCAACAGTGCCGTCATAGGCACACCATGGGGTTTCCTTGTTGCCCTCCTCTAACTTGGGACGGCAGAGATACAATGTAGCGGGCTTCGTACCATAGATGTTCATCGTCACACTACCGTAGTTCAAGTCATCTGTCGTGAATGTTCTGACAAATCTAATCCATCCGTCGGTCGGGTTACTGAATGCAGGGTTCTCGTTAAAATTCAAACGGCTGGCGTTATTGGGCTTGCGCCCACTCATGGAATCTTCATTTTTGAAAGCTTCAAAGCCGAAACCGACATATCCGTCAGCTTTCTCGTCAAATTCCACCTTTACCCATGCGGACAAAGTATAAGTGGTGTGCGGTTTCAGCTTAATGTTGCATTTCGCACCAGTCTGTTTTTCCCAGAACAACCCGGGATATTCGGACACGCCCGCCAAGGTCTTGAACTTGATTGCATCACCACCACCAACGCCACGACCTTTCTGATACTCAAACCACTCTTCACTGTCTATCTTTGTGCTTGCAAGTCCAACCCCAAAATGCTTCTCGATGGCTGCCTTGCACTCATTCACATTTTTCTTTACAGTTGTTATATTATCGTTGCAAACATTTATCTTCTCCTGTAGGTCATCCCTCTTTGCCGTATCATTGGTAGAAGTAGCATCCAATTGCCGTTGCAAATCTTCCTTTTCAGCTGTCTTTTGCTTGATAATTTTACCATTGTCATAGGCAAGCTGAATCTTATCCTGAACATCGGACAAGTCAAGGTCACTTCCCCAAAGCAAGTTCGGACGTGTGCCATTATTCACGGTAAAGTTGATTTCGTCCGACTTTATCTTCATCTGCGAGTATTGCTCTTTCAGATTTCCCACCGTGTTGGAAGTTTCTTTAATTGTCGCCTTAAACGAGTTCATATCACCTTTGACGTTGGTAATATCGCTTCTTATCTCTCCATTCTTCGTGTCAATATCAAACACTACCTTTGGCTTGAACGTGATAGGAACGATGCGCTTGTCTACGATGTTACTTCCTTTTGTCAGCGTCACAATATACGTTTCGATGTTCTGTTCTTTGTATGGAGCATCTTTTTTATCCAAGACATATACGCCACCAATTGACACGAATGTTTTAGTAATGCCAGCCACAGACAATTTTATGCCTTCCTCTCCGAGAGCTAATTCTTGAGTAACTTCACCAACTGTTTTCTGTATCTTGTACGCTAAAAACAATCTTACAAGGTTTTCCCCACTCTCCGCCTTGTATGCCACGGCAGCTTCCTGCATCGGTATCAGCTTGTAGGTAACGGCATCCTTGCCTGACTTAGCTTCGGGAAAAATAGTGTCTTGCGCAAGTAATTCACCCGTCTTGCTGTTCATAAGACGAACGGTCATGCTTCCGCCCGTAAAGAAGTCGGCCACGTTCAAATCCATCTCCCACGAAACCATCTTCTCTTTTCCTGTAGCACCGTCTATGATGACCGCATAAAGTTGGTTAAAACCGTGGTAAGTTGGATTATCGTTATACCACGTTGTACTTTCCCCAACCGTGCGACCATACGTCAGTTTAAACGTCTCACCTTGCTTGCCCGTGATATTGCGAATAGAAAACGCTACCTGCCATACTACCGCATCCTTTCCGGGAACACCGTTCTTTCCGTCCATGACAACATGTATCTTCTGCTTGTCAACCAACTTATCGTTGATGAACAAGTCCACATTAAACACATCGTTCATGTCTTCTTTTTTTGCCCACAAGTTCCACTTGCCACTGATTACAGTAACAGAGTTTTCTTTAATAGGGAGGTTGTTCTCGCCCTTGGTCACAAACACTTTCACTTTTTCACTTGGCGACAGCTTCGTAAGATTCTCGCCCTGTACCTTATAAGCATAGATGGAGATGAATTCTGGTGAAAAACTCCCATCCGCTTTCACATTGAACTGCGAGCCACTCATCACCAACTTATAAGTGTTAGTTGTCAAGCCTTTCATGTAGTCTTCGATAGACTTAAGTCCACCGTTATCACTCTGCACCTTGAAGTTTCCTGTTACCTGACTTCCATTGGCGGCAAACCAAGTGTATCTATGCTTGGAAATATCATAGTCGTTTACGCCCATGTAGTGCGCCCAATAAGACGGCTTCAAATCGGGGTCAAAACTATTATAAGCACAAGACATCATGACACTCTGCCTTTCCTTGTTGTCACGATTTCCTATCTGCACGAGGTCGTCACCCACCTTCGGGATATCACCTATATCCTGTGGACTTTCATCCGGTCTTTTGTGGCGGTCAGTTTTTGAAAGTACAAGTTTCAAACACTTTTCTTCCTTACCGTCAATGGTGTGCATCACCAACTTCTTAGGTGCTTCCGTCGCCAGTCGCCAATAGTAGTGATTACCAATGGCATGTGGCTCACCTCCGTTAGTCGGTTCTCCACTCCCTTGGAGGGGCAGGGGGAGGCTATTCATCCCATTTGAACACATCATCTGGTCTTTCGGCTCGCACGTCTGCAAAAGCATTACACCGTCTTTCTCCGCACGTTGGTAACATACAAATCCGTCTGGCGTTACCTCCACCGCATCAATGTGGAAAGTACCAGCGGAGTTCACCGACATACCACCAGCCGCCTTTGCTTTTTGTATCTCCAATTCAAAGAACGTCGCCTTACCAGTCACCGTGAGGTTATTCGTCATGATGTTGCCATCGTTGATGATGTCCCCCTTGTTACGAATGTCACCATTATTCTTAATGCCGTTGAAGAAAGATTTTACGAGTGCTGTCAGCCCCTGCCAAAAAGTAATATGCCCTTTGGCTTCATCTGCAACATCCTTGCGCAAAAATCTTGGTAGTGTGAAATTCTTGATAACGTTTTCTATCTGTGATGCGTTCAATCCGCCACCACCACTGAAATTGCCAGACAGAATGCTCTTCACATCCTCCTTTAACTGCGTAATCGCACCCTTTACAGCTTGGTTGCCAACGGTAATGCTCTGAATGAAAGGAAAATCAATCTTACTCTCTATCTTAATGACACGGGTGCTTAACTCATAGCCTTGACCATCATTGAAAATCACCTTTTGACCGATGTGGAGATTTGGATTCTTTTCCTCAAACGCAACAGGGTTGGACGAGAATGTATAGTTGTTGTTATCCTTGAACCTGCGCTCAATCTCTTTTACTGTGCGCTTTGCCAATTCCTCTTGCGCTGACGTTATCTCTTGTTGTCCTTGCTTGATATTGAACAGTACGACAATATTACAAGTGAGGTCAGGCAGGTTGTTTCCACGAGGGTACAGTCCTTCCTCTTGGTTGGTGGGTATGATAATATCCCCATTTTGATAGAACATTATCTCATAGTCGCCAGCCTTTATGTTGATACCACTGTCACCGTCATTTTGGTTGGACGGTATCTCCTTAGCATCATTCTTATCGAAATAGGCAAGCTCGAAACCGTCCTGCCCATTAGGCTGTCCTACGAGCGACTGCGTGAGGGCATCATATTTTCCATCTGTGGCGTGCGTGTTGACCTTGAAAGTTCCTTTGAGCGTATGACCTTGCAACACTTGCTCCTTTTTGTTCAGCTCATAGTCGTACCAATAGTGTGTCACCTGCTTTCCTTGTTCGTCTATGTCGTTCGTTGTATTAACGAGCGTCTTTGTGTCATCCTTTACGGTTGTTGGGTAAGCAAGCCGCATGTACCATGTGGTGTACACCTTGTTTTTCCCGTTGGCATCCTTTTCTATCTCGTTTGTCTGCTTGTTCTTTAGATATCGGTAGCGTGGACGCACGTTGTAAGCATATAGATCTATGTGCGGATACACATCATCGAACGACAATGCTACCATTTGTTTGACAGCACCACTTTGCACGAACTCCTGTTTTGTGATTACGTTGCTGTCTTTGTCTACATAGATACAACCGTCTGGAAACTTGTTTTTGTTCAGTCCAAGTCGCACCAATGTAGCAACGTTACCTAAGCCCACCTGTGCCTTGCGTGACATATTCCTTGATGAGCCTTGCGGATAGAAGCAATTGTAATATGGCTCATTGGAACTGTTTACCGTTGCGGGGTTGATATTGTCGTGTACTTTCAGCAAGGGGACTTTCTCTCCCAAGTTGATGAATATCTGCCCGAAATACAGCGTATGGTCTTCCCATGACAGGTGCCATTCAGAACTGTTGTCCTTGCATGCCTGCGCCATGGAAGACAGCACCGACAGAATGTCGTTTGACGATACAGAGAAACTGATTGTAGGGTCTACCGTTCCGCACAGGGTGTAGGTGAACTTCTTGCTTTCATCAATGATGCCCAGGGCTTCATTGATAGCCTTGCAGGCATACTCCAACGCATTGGTGGTAAGCCCATCGTAAGACCACTCCTGCTGTTTGATAGGGTTGCCGTCTTGATCGGTCGTGTCATACAGGAACGGAGTTCTACTCAAAACCGCAAGCGGATTGTTGAATGCTGGCTCGTACTTCAAACTTGTGCTGCCCTCCGATGGCGTGTAGTCGTCCAACAGGCGATATTTCAGTCCGTCATCAAATGGGACGATGTATGAACCGACTGGCAGCGTTGTCTTTTTGTTACTATTCCAAGACAGCTTTACAACGTCTGTTTTTCCAAGCTCACGCTCAAGGACGGCACCCTCTGTGAGAATGGCGTCCATTAACTTGCTTCCGTGTATGTCGTAAATTACCATATCCCCAAAGTTCGTCATTTTATCACATTGCGTGAGGTTTGTTTTAATCTGAAACGTGACAATTGGATGAATGTCATAAAAAAGTGACAGCCATGGTACAAGAATATCAGATTAAATAGCTACCTCGCTTCTTATTTTCTATTCCTTGGGTTTGGCTCTATGAATTTCACGCCAACCTTGCAGAACGTCCGCTCCACGTTTTGTGCATACATGCCAGTAGTGTCTTTGAATTTAAGGTGGTAAACCTTTGTGCTATTTTTTGGAACGGATAGAACCACATCACCTTTACTCAATTCTTCGTAAAACAAATCCTTTTTACTAATGAAGTCCGCTTGATTGTCACCCATGATTGTAAACGTGAGTGTCAACGTGCGCTCGTTCATTTTAGGAATTGACTTGCAATATTCTATACCGTCCTTCGTGCGGTCATTATTTGTAATATATTCTTTCAAACCAGCTTTATCGCCAAGGGCATCGAGAAACTTATCTCCCATGTTGACACCAAATTCATTGTAGGCATCCTTTCCATTAATCAATAATTCTCCTATCATAATTTTTCCTTTATTAACCTGTTCATGCTGTTGATGTTTTCGTCTATCTGTGTAAGACACTTTGCCGAGACACCCGTGTTTTCGTTTATTTCTTTTAGTTCCATGTATGAGTTGGCAAGTATTGTCCTCGTTTCATCGGCTATAGAAACAGTGTCTTTTCCTATCAAAGAAATACCAGTGAGGGACAAATCAATGGAGCTTAGCTTCTGCGACAGTAAAACATCTTTTATCTGGTCTCTTGATATATTCCCTGCTGTGGTAAGTGCAATAAGGTTTGTAGCCTGCTCATAGGATATTTGAGACAATCCGTTTGTGGTGGCTTTCTGTTCTGCGGAAGCGACATCATAACCAACAGTCTTTGCAAGTTCGTCACGCATTTTTATCGCTTCATCTACATACCCCTTATATTCATCAGTAAGACTTTTTCTCTCGTCTTCGGTTATTCCTCCTTCCGTGCTTTTGGCGAACTTGTCGTACCAATCTTGAAGTTTCTTTTGGAATTGTATGCCTATTTGGTTTGTCAGAACGGCTTTCATAAATATAGTAGAAGCATCTTTGCTAAAATCTGCCCATGACGTTTTCATGTCCATGAGCTTGTCTACAAATCCATCGAAAAGACTATCAAATGAAATCTGCGTAAATTGCTCCTTTTGCTTTCTCTGTATCTCTTGGATACGCTCATCACCATCGATTATTCCATCAAGGTATTTCCTTACATCGTTATCAAGCTGCGCCCAGAATGTCTGTGCTCCTTCCTTTAACTTACTCAACTGCTCTGCTGTAAGGTCAAATAGGCCTGTCATCCTACCTCCAGCAATACTGTTGTAATTCAGCCCAATTTCTCTTGTAACATTACGAAGCTCTGACCATCCTTCAGAAGATATTTTTTTCCTCTGTCTTATACCAATAGAGTGTGACCCAACACTTGCACCACTGTTAAGCCTTTCCTTTCCAAGAATCCTATAGCTTTCTTGACTTTTATAGGCAAGTTTAATAGCCTCATCAGCTACCATTTGCGCTTCCATACCATAGGATGTGTTGATATATTTAAGTTTCTTGTCTATAAGACTATCCCAGATACTGTTGAGGGTATTGTACCTTTCTACCATTTCGTTATAGTGGGAATAGTCAGCTCCGAACATGCCATCTAAAGAGTTTATTACTTGTGAGATGCCGTTTATCGCTGACATAGTACCCCCAACAATATCTCCTGACATTATCTGTCCTACACCTTTCCCTGTTGTGGCTAATCCATCGAGAGCGTCTGTTGCACGTCCTATCTTATCGCCTAAGTCATTTCCGAATATCGTCCCGAATGATTCGCCAAGCTCTTTTACGCTTGGCAAAAAAGAATGAACGGCATCAGCAATAGCCATTATTCCATTAGCGATGTTTTGTTTTCCGCCTTTGTTTAATTCTTTGCCTGCTTCCTTTATTTCTTTTTTTAGCAGTTCAAATGGACTTTTTGCGCCAAGTTCACCTTTTAACCTGTCGAGTGCGGAGCGTATGCTTTCTATCTTTGTAGGGTCCTGCTCAAGATTAGAAAGTGCATTCTCGCTGATACCAAGTCCGAGTAAATCTTTTCTTGATACATTTTTCCCGTTGATAGTCGCATTTCCATTTTCATCTTTGACAGCTTCGAGATAAGATAATAATAACTGTGTTTTGTCAATTACATCCTCAATCTCTGATATGCTTTTCTTGGATGCGTCGGCAAAAAGCTGCCCCATAAGTGTTGTTGAGTTCTTAACGGAATTGTCGAGTTCGTCAAACTGATTTGCATACTGTTTGGTTAGAGTTGCTTTCTCTGCTTGTTTCTGACTTTCGGTTATGCTCTTTCTGTCTATCTCAGCCAGTTTGTCGTTTAGTTCCTCTTGTAGAGCCTTTCTCTTCTCTGCGTATGTCCCAAAATTATGGTAATACGCTTGCCATGCACCACGTGCGTTTCTAATCCTTTCATCCTCTGCTACCTTATCCTCGTTGACGTGCTTCTTGATGGTATCTGTACGCATTTTGTCGAATTTGTCCTGCTCATCTTGTGTCAGCGTGACAGATGCAGCGTTGAATTTCTTTCCTTTGTTCTTTGGGTCTTCCTCGAATATTTGTTTGGCGTCACTGACTTTCTTTTGCAAGAAGTCACGTTTGTACTTTTCCAAGTCGTCAAGTTCCTTCTTATGATTGAGTTCTCGTTGCTTCCTCTCTTTCTCATAGCCGTTTTGCAAGGAATCTATGTACACCTGTGATGATTTATCGGCAAGCTCTCGCTCTGCATCTGAACGCTCACGGGCGAGTTTGTCGTAGTCTGCTTGCTTTGGGATGTCAACCTTTGTCTTGCCGCTTTTCCTTTTATTTTCGTTAGATTTATCTTGAAACTCGAAATGGTTTATTGCTTTTTCTGAATTTGATACTGCATCGATGGCTTTTTTCATCATCTTTTCCGCTTGGTCTTTTGTAAGCAGCTCTGTAGATGATGCCAGCTCCTTTGCAGCCTTTCGATTCTTTTTTGCTTCCTTTTTCGCTTCACTACGCCATTGCGCCATCGTCTTGCGCTCTGTCTTGACATTGTTTTCAAGCAGTGTTATACGTTCCTTTATCTGCGCACGACTTAGTGGCTCATTGTTACCAATTCGAACATAATCCTTACCAGACTTATCCATCTTTTTTAAATTGGCACGTAATTTTGCAAGTTCTTTCTGCGCCTGTGCTTTTGAAAGGTTGCCAATGTTGGCATTGTACTTCGCTATTTGTTTCTTTCTATTCTCATTGATATTTAACTTGTATTCTTCCGTTGCAGAAGATGCCAAATCGTTAAGGGCTGACTGGAAAGTAAAATGACTAATACTGTTTGTATTTTTCATCACTTCCGCATGATATTTATCACTCAAACGTTTATATTCTTCAGTGCGAACAATCCCATTCTTTTGTAAATAGGCATAGCGATTCAGTTCTTCTGCTCTTGTCTTACTTTCTTTATAAGTTTTTTGATTCAGAAGTTCTGTTTTTCTCTCTATCTCCGCATTTTCCCGTTGTCTTGCCTCTGTTAGATTGTCAATTAGTTCTTTTTCTGTCTTGTATTTTCCGAAAATAGTTGGATATTTTGCAATAAGAGTGTTAAATGCAATACTTTTGCTTTCAATAGATGATGTCTCATCTTCAAGAGTGCTTATGAGTTTGTCTATTTCGTTTTTTTCCTCTTTTACTTTATCTGCATTTTCTTTTACTTTTTCATTGTATCTTTCAAGCGCATCCTCAGCTGCTGTCGTGGTGTCAGCACTAATTATCATCACTCCTACTAATGCGCCTAATGCCGATGCTGCAAGTACATAGGGATTTGCAAGCATTGTTGCATTGAGTAAT